AAAAGATGGTAAGAGTAAATATTCTTAATGAATTGTTGTTTGAAGGCGGGTTTGATCCTCTTATTAATCCAATTACATCGGAAGTTTCAGACAGATGTTATTTTAAATTTAATGAGATTGACGTTGACACTCAAGTTAAGAAAGAAACACATATAATACAAAAATATGTTAACTCTCTTATTTCGATTGACGAAGCAAGAATCAAACTTGGCGAAGATCCAAATATAGATTTGGAGGCTACATTCCAAGGCATTCAATCACAAATGCAGATGGACATGGCTGCCGCACAAATGGACGCTCAAGCAAAAGCTCAGCAGTCTAAAGACGTAACAAAAGATGGAGACAAACAATCTTCAGCTTCCTCTGGTCAAAGAAACTTGCCCTCAAGAAGAAGAGGAGTTGGCAACTTAGTTAGGCCACAAAATCAACAGGGAAGAAGAACATCTCCAAATATAAAAAGATCCGATTCTACATGGATTGGTTTAGTTGAAAATCTGTTGGAAGAGCAGTATAATGTAATCATACAAGATGATCAAATGTCAAAAGAGGATTAATATGTCAATAATGATTACTTCAGAAGTCTCAAAAGAATACACGAGAGAAGAAGATGCAATTCAAGGTTTCAAATCAGCAGTAGAAAATGGTCAAGTCAGACTTGCTTTGCAGATTCTTGCTGATGTTATAGACGGAATGATGGAAATGTTCAATATAGTTTTTGAAGATTCTGAAGAAGAAACAAAAAAACTAACTCCAGTTGTAGTAGAAAAAAATATCAAAGCAGAAAAGTTTGTTGAGGAAAAAGAAACTGCAGCTAAAAAACCTGCTATCAAAAAAGAAGAAATAAAAATCGAAGCTGAATAATATATATGAAGCTAATAATAGGTTGTCCTATTTATAAAAGAAGTTGGATTTTTCCATTGTGGGCAATGGCATTGGAAAGACAATCAATTCCTTTATCAAAAATAGGTTTTATATTTGAGACAAGTCCAGATGATGAAGAGACTGCCACTATGCTACATAGGTGGAGACAAGTTCATCCAGAAATTCCTTTGTATGAAATTCGAGAAAGAAAAGACGTTCCTCATTTTGAGCATATAGAAAACGGAAGACAATGGAGTATTTCAAAATATGAGAACATGGTTTCTCTTAGAAACTCTCTTCTTTCTCGAGTAAGAGAAATACAACCAGATTATTATTTCAGTCTTGATTCAGACATTATCTTAAAAAATCCTTCAACAATAGAACTTTTAATTAGTCACATTAATGACGGCGCAGATGCTGTAAATCCTTTAATGTTTATGACTCCTGTTGGAGTGGATTATCCAAGTGTAATGACATGGCTTGATAAAGATTCATACAAAGCACATAGAACAAAAGAATATCCACTGGGAAGTTATTTTAAATCTGATGTCATAATGGCAGCAAAGATGATGTCAAAAAAAACTTATAATCTTGTTGATTATGAACTGCACATACAAGGCGAGGACTTGGGATGGTCTGTGAATGCAGCTAAAAATGGTCTAGAACTGTATTGCGCGAGTTATATTTATGCACCTCACATTATGCATGAGGCAATGCTAGATCATTTTAAAACAAATGGTGATGCAAGAGAAATGATAATATTTTAAAACTATATAAAAACATGATATCTTTATATAAAATTGTTTAATGTTATAAAAGCAAATTTACTATATAGTTCAAGCGAGTATGCTATGCAAACACGGAGAAACCAATGAGTTTTGATTTCGTAGAAAATTTTACTGTTCAACTTCCAGACTTTTCAAAAATGAATGTTTCCTTTGAGGAAGCAATTAATTCAAATAGCGGTCTTATTATTGAGGTTGCAGCTATACACGAAGGTCTTACACGGAAATTATAATAATTACTCTGCAGCAGAATTAGAAAAGGCTCTCCAGTCTTGGGTTGAGCCATATCCAAAGCCAATTATTCTCAATCATGATATTAACTCGGAACCAATCGGTAGAGTTATGGCTGCAAGGATGGATAAAGAAGCAGATGGTTCTTCATTTGTGCGTTTGCAAGTTGCAATTACAGATCCGGCTGCAATTCAAAAAGTTCTTGATAAGAGATATTTGACAGGTTCTGTTGGTGGAAGGGCTGGAAAAGCAGTATGTTCAATTACTGGCGACGATCTAGCTAAAGAAGATGACAACGGAAGGCCTAAGTTTTCAAAGTATAGAAGAGGCCAGGTTTATAAGGGCAAATTAGCATTTGTCGACATGCAAGAAATCTCTTTTAAAGAGTATTCTTTTGTGAATCAACCAGCTGACTCAAAGTCAAGCGTTAGATCAATCAATTCTCCTAATTCTGGGTCACTAGATACCTCAGATGGCGAATGGGTAGCTAAAAGCTCAGCTTTTCTTTTAAGTATGGATAAAGAAGATATTATCTCTGTAGAAGAAAATGAATCAGTTTTTTCAAATATGAAAAAGAAAGAATCAAAGCCTCTTTACTTACATCTTAAGGGAGCTTTTTTGACAGCACTTTCAATCCAGGAGAGCGAAAATTACAATAAATCTAATACTGCATTACTATCTACTGAAGATATAATGGTCAGTACTGATTCTCAGGAGAATGAAAAAATGGATAATTCTACTAAAGAAGAAGATATTCTTCTTGTTGCTCAAGAATTGAGCGATTCTTTGTCTTCTATTGCTTCAGAATCAAAGCAGCAAGAAGAAGTTTCTGAAGAAGTTCAGGGCGAAGAAGTCGACGCTAAAGAAGAACAAGAAGAAGTCGCTGAATCAAGCGAAGAAAAGGTCTCCGAAGAGGACGCAGAGAGAACAGAAGAACATACTGAAGAAGTTGTTGATTCTGAAGAATCTGAAGAATCCGATGAGAAGTCTGAGGAAACTCAGACTGTTTCTAAAGAGGGCGAAACTCAGGAGGATTCACTCAACGATAAAGAAGAAGTCGCTGAGAACGAGGATTCCGAGAAACTCGAAAGAGTTAAGGCCCTTGAAGAAGAGAATGCAAAGCTCAGAAGCGCATTGCACAGAACTCTTGTTGAAAGAGTTGTTGATGCAAAGATTGCTGCTGGTGTTGAAGCTGCAGAAGAAAGAGAAGAGCTTATTGAGGAGCATGCAAAGCGTACTGCTTCTTCGTTAGCAGATTCACTAAGAGATCTTGCAAAGATGCCACAATTTAAATCAAACAAGGCACCAATGCCAGAAATCAATTCTGAAATCGAAGCTGTTGAGGGTGAGGACAATGTCACCACCATTGATGGTCAGATCAAAGAAGAAAAATCAAAAACAGAATCAATCCCAGAGCAAGTATTTGTAGATGCTCTCATGGGCCGCAGAAAACTATAAATTTATATTTCAAGGAGAAACTTAAATGAGTTTAGCTAAATTCCGTAAGGTAGGCACTAAGACCGGCGCAGGTCGTTTCGTAATCTCAGAGGGTATTGCCCCAGCAGCTTACCTCCTGCCACATCCTGGCCTTCCTACATGGTACCTTGACAGTGAAGATGATCGTTTCGAGATCGTCATCACTAAGGGTACAATTCTTTCAGTCGTAACCGACTCAGCTGGTGATTCAAGAGTTGTTCCAGCTAATGGTACATCGGCTGCAATCACTTTTGGTGACAACATGCCATCATCTTGGGATCCACTAGATGGTGCAACTCCATCTTACAGCTCTGGAGCAACTGACACTGTTACTGTTGCTGCAAGATCAGTTCCAGTAGGTGTTGCACAGTACGACCTCTACCGTCCATTCGACAAGGGCACCTCACAGGGTGCTGGGTTCATTACCCATGGCTACGTAGAGTACCCAATGGTTTCAGGCATCAACGCTGACGTTGCTGCCGGTGATGTGGTGCGTTCCGATCATATGGGACGTCCAGTGAAGGCAGCTGCTGCTGATTTCTACAACAGCTCTGCAGTCTATTCTTACCTCCAGGTTGGTAAGGTAGTAGAGGTTGAGAAGTTTGCAACCAACTTTGATGATGGCTTGCTTTCTTATATGCAGCTTCCTTCAGACCCAGGTGCACTTAAGACTGTGTTTGAGCTTACTCGCTCAGGCGCTTTCTCGGGCAAGCTTGGTATCCGTAGCAACCTGGATGTCCACAACGTGATTGGCGCATTCCGCGTTAATCTCACAATATAATAAAAGAAAATAGCACAGGAGGAATAATCCTAAGATGAGTAAGACAATCCAAGAGCTCCTCTCGGGTCTCCCAGCTTGGGAAGCCGCGCTGGCCGAGGATGGATATATTGACGAAGATAACAGAGTAACTATTAAGGAAGCATTTGCATCGTCTGACGCTGCAATCCTCTTCCCCAAAATAATCTCTCGCACTCTTAAGGAAGCAGCTGAGCCACAATTGCTGGTTACGCCACTTCTCTCAACAGTTCGCCTCGGAAAGGGACGCTCCTTGGAGTTCCCTGCAGTAAATGCCATCCAAGCAGCAGAGATACCCGAAGGACAAGAGTACCCAGAACAAGCACTCGCATTTGCCAAGCAGATCGAGGGCAAGGTATCAAAGAAGGGCGTAAAGCTGGCCTTTACTGAGGAAGTAATTGCTGACTCCCTTTGGGATATCGTAGGCATGCACGTAAGAGCTGCAGGACGCGCCATGGCACGTCTCAAGGAACAAATTGCTCTTAGTCGCTTCAAGGACGCTGCAACCATCGTCTTTGACAACGACAGTGGCAGCTATGACGACACAAGTGGTCGTGACATCAACGGCGCATTGAACCAGACAATTGCCTGGGACGATATCGTTGATATGGCTGCAGTTCTCATGGCTGAGAATCATGTTCCAACTGACTTCATCCTTCACCCACTTATGTGGTCATTGTTCCTCAAGGACAATGTCTTCCACGCAGGTGGCGCACAGATGAATACAAGCTGGGGTTACCGTCCACAGTCCAAGGAAGGTACGCTTAATGCTACTGCTCCAATGGGCTTGAACGTTATTGTTTCACCATTCGTCAGCTTCACCGCTAAGAGTGGCGCAACACCAGCTAAGTCAGACCTATTCCTCATTGATCGTAATGAGGTTGGCACACTCCTCGTCAAGGATGACATGAGCACCGATCAGTTCGATGATCCAAGCCGTGACATTCGTTCAATGAAGATGAAGGAGCGCTACGATATTGTCATGCTGGGTGACGGTGAAGGTATCACCGTTGCTAAGAATGTCAAGCTAGCACGTAACTACGAAGTAGAAGTCACAAGATCGATTACTTCGAACCTCTAAAAAAAACCTTAGGGTAGTTATAGTTACGATACCCTAAAAGCAGGGGGCGACTTTCGGGTCGCCCCCTGTTCTTTTATTCCAATGATTGGTTACTAATATTATTAGTTTGTAATCAGGAGATTAATGTGACCCTTCCGTTAATTGAGTACGCCATTGTTGATACCAATATGGTTGTCATAAGATTTGGTAAAACAATTAAAATATCAAGTCTTAAAAATGAAAATTTTATAGTTCAGACTAACCATGCTACTCCTACAGTTTTAGCTCAACCTTTTCTTCCAATTAATACAATAGCTGACTATAATCAAATATCAAGAACTCTTAAGTTGTACTGGGATGTTACTAGGCAAACAAATAAAGAGTATTTAATTAGGCTTGTCAATTTTTTGGATGCGGCAAATGAGTCAATTTCCGAAGAACAGATATGCTTTACTCAAGAGGAAAGTGCAACTCCAAGTGAATTTAATTCCTACACTGTTCCAGTTATTCAGGAACTGTTTGTAGAGGATCATTCTATTAGAACTGACGCCTATACGACAGTTCAAATTTTGGCAAAAAACCCTAAATTTTATATAGCAGATGTTAATCCAATTAACGGTGATTTTTATTTAAATAATGATTATAATAATGGAAGAGTTATTATTAAATTTAGTTCACGTCCTGCTACAAACTTTTTAAATAATTTTTATTTTAAAGCACAGAGAAAAAAGATACAACGCAATGTTTCAAGATGGGAAAATATCGAAACAAGAGTGTTGATGCACTCGTGGAAGCCAGAAGTGTATGTTGATTTTCCATCAGAAGATGCAACGCCTGTGTATTTTACTGATGACAAAGATTATTTTAAGTCAGGATACAAATATAGAATTATTGTATCCAAAGATGTGGGCGTCTAGAATGAGTAATTTCATCTATGGGAAAACAAAAGAATCTCTTTTAAAAGGCGAAATCAATTTATCTGTAATTGAAATAAAGATTTTGATTATTAACAATTCTTTATATACACCCAATCAAAATGTTGATCAGTATGTCTCTGATATACCTGCTGGGTCAATTAAAAAAAGATCAAATGCACTTGAAAATGTTACTGTTACTTTAGGGGTAGTTGATGCAAGTGATCTAATCATTGGAGATTATGATGGCTCTGCATTTAATGCCGTTATTGGGTACCAGTCTTCTGCAACTGACGAAACATCAAGATTAATATTTTATGTAGATACCGCAACTGGTTTACCTTTTACTGGATCAAATTCATCAAGTCCCATTACTATAGTTTGGGAAAACGGCCCTAATAAAATTATTTCATTATAGGAGAAATATGCCAACACAATATCCTGGTTCCCTTGATAATTTCATCAATCCTAGCCCAACAGATACTTTAAATTCGGTTGTAGTACCTCATGCACAACAGCACGCAAATTTAAATGACGCTGTAGAAGCAATTCAAACTGTAATGGGTCTAAATCCTGCCGGTTCTCATTTAACGGTCAAAGACAGAATAATATCTGCAGAATCACAAATAGCAACACAATCTGTTCTCAATGGTTTAAGTGACGTTACTATTTCGACAGTAGGTTCAGGTGATGTCCTTCGTTATAATGGCAATCAATGGATAAACTATTCTGAAGAAAATTTAGTTGATGGAGGAAACTTCTAAAAATGTCAAATACAATTAGAATCAAAAGAAGGGCTCCTGGTGGCTCATCAGGTGCACCAGCGTCGCTTGAAAACGCAGAATTAGCATTTACAGAAGTAGATGACGTCCTCTATTACGGTAAGGGAACAAATGGCGCTGGTGGTACGGCGGGAACAATTCTTGCCATTGGTGGTTCTGGTGCATTTACTACACTCACAACTGCTCAAACTATTTCTGGTAATAAAACATTTACAGGAACAGTTGTTGTTCCGACTCCATCTGCTTCGACACACGCTGTAACAAAAGGATATGTCGATACCGCTGTTGCAGGCGTTGCAACGTCGTTTACGGTAGCTGCAGACAGTGGTTCTAGTCAAACAATAACTTCTGGCACAGACACTTTGACCATTTCTGGCGGTACAGGTCTTACATCAGTCGCTTCTGCAACAGATACAGTTACAATCAATCTTGATAATACAGCAGTAACAGCAGCCTCATATGGTTCAG